AGCTGGGGTTGTTCTCGTCAGCGACCTGCGAGCGCTCGTTCGGGAGGACCACGGTGGAGCGGTTCCGCAGCTGCTGGATCACCAGCGCCATGAGCTGGTTGCCCTTCATCGACGTGTCGCCGACGCTGATCTCGTCCTCGTAAGGGGCGCGACCAATCGGAACCGGCTCGCCGAAGCGCTCGTAGTAGCGGTTGGCGAACAGGTGCATAAGCACCGAGAAGAACCACGGCTGGAACGCGGACTCCAGCAGGCGCTTGCCGTAGTAGTTGCCGTTCTGCATCAGCAACGGATACCAGTACGAGTTCTCGACCGGGATGGGACCGGGAGCACCTACCTGGTGGATGCCGTCGTAGACGTGGAACGTTGCCTTCGCGCCCGGAGAGCCGGGCACTGAGTTGACGATCTTCTTCCAGCGGACCCGCGAATCCTCGGGTACGAGGTCCTTGATCTTGGCAAGGACAACCTCCCTGCCAGAGGAATCGTTCTCCCACTGAAGAACGTTCGGGCTATATCCTGCCCAAAGTGCCTGAGACTTCGCACGTACAAGACGGGTCCAAACAGCACGGAGCTGCCTTTCCACGAGTTCGGCGATCTTCTGCTTCTCGCACTCGATGTGCCAGTCCATCTGGTGCATCATGAAGGTGAGCACCGAGATGGACGAGTTGATCTGGTAGTGCCCGAGCATCTGCCGCATGTCGGCGAGCGTCAGGGTCGAGGTGTCGAATGCGACAGCGCCACCGCCGGGCATGGTCAGGAACTGAACCTGCTCCCCAGCCCAGCTGCCGTAACGCTCTCCGAGCGCCGGGGGCGCTGCCTTCTTGTTCTGGAAGTCGCTGCTGTGGATCGGCTTCCCGTTGGGGCCGAGCAGTCCGGTCACTGTTTCTCCTCAGTGTCGCAAGCCATGAGGCACCGGGAAGTTCGGAACCGTTCCGAGGCTGGGCGGGACAGGAGCCTGAAGTCCTGAGCCACCGAGTCCGGGCAGGCCACTTCCCTTGCCAACGTCTCCGTAACCGAAGGGGTCCTTGGGGTCTAGACCTTGCGATCCCTCATCAGTGTCCGACGAGCTTACCCTACGTCGGTACGTCCTGTCACCCATCAACGTGTTAGCGACACCAGCGAGGCCGTCGGCTACGTCTTTGGACCCCTGAGCGGGGTGGTCGATCTTGCGGTCGCCTTCCTCCAACTCCACCAACTCCTTGTAGGCGATGTTGATGAGCTCGCCTTCGCCTGGAGTGATGTAAGTCATGTAAGGAGGAATCTCGATGCGGTCCTCGTAGATCGCTTCCCGCAAGTCCTCGTAGGGCAGCTTGGACTTGTCAACGGAAAGATACTGCGGGTTGAGCCGCTTCTTGCGAAGCTGCTGGCGAGTGTCGGTGGACTGGAAGCCGTCCATCGTGGTCTTGGTGATGCGGAACCCACGACGCTTCAGCTCGTAGATGTAGTTGCGGAGGTCTGAGATCAGAACCTCCTGGCCCGGTGCGGCCTTGACTCGAATGATGCAGTCGATGATGATGTAGGGCTTGTCCTCGTCGTCCTCCTCGGTCTTGACCAAGTGAGATACGTGCCCCATGACGATACCAGCGGCGTCACCGTTGCCGCTGTAACCGATGTCTAGGTGAACGGCCCTGCGAAGCGGAGTAGGCGAGCGGAACCACTCAGCAAGGACGGGGCGGCGGGGGTCCGGCGACACCGGCTGCCCATCGTCTCCGAAGCGCTCCGTCCACTTCTCGAAGGCAGCCTCTACCTTGTGGACCAACGAGATAAAAGCATCGCCAGCCTGCGGCGGGATACCAGCCAGATCACGTAGGGCCTGCTCTGGCTTGTTTCTGAAGTTCTTTTCATAGACCTTGGGAATCTCAAGGATGTGGTCCGGCCTCCCGAGAAGCTCCCACACCTCCTTCGTCACAATCTCCTTCCTCTTCTGGTCGTAGAAGAAGGAGTTGCGGGAGCCGTCAGCGTTGCAGAACCGGGGGTGGTTCCAGCCGAGCGACTCCCAGATGGTCATGCGGACCGTGTGAGCGTTCTCAGTGTCTTCCTTGAGCTCCTTGTACTTGGAGGCCGCAAAGCCGTTGGCCTTCTTCATCTGCCCAATGGTGAGCAGGAAACCTCGGTCTTGGAATCGGGAGTCGATACGACCGTTGATCGTGTTCCAGCCGGACTCACCATAGTTCTTGTTCTGAGTGACCTTGTGCGAGTCAGCCTCGTCAAGGATACCACCGAGAATGTTGTAGCCCTCAAAGCTGGTGTCAGCCGAGGAGCCGGGGATGATCCAGATGTCCTTCTCGAAACGGATCTGGTTCTTGAACTCAGGGTCGTACGGGAAGTTGTTGGTGAACCAAGGCGAGTGCTGGATGCGAGCCTTCACGTCGCCGAAGATGGTTTCCTTCGCCTGATCCTCCGACGTACTCATCATCATGAAGGCGATGCGAGAACCGGGAAGCAGGTCGAAGAAGCCCTGCGGGTCCTTGAGGCACAGAACCCAGTGAACCATGTAAGGCAAGATCACAGACCCCATCGTCGTCTTGCCGATGCCGATAGCGCCTGTGAACATGCCCCAGCGAACCTTGGCAATCCGCCAGCCGTTGACCTCCTCGCCGAAGAGCTCAATCAGCTCCTGTCGCACGCCGGGACGGATGCCCTTCTCGATGTTGAGGTAATCCTCGCCGAGGAACTCAACAATCGAGGCAGGCTTCTCGTTGAAGTGCGGGTGCTCTTGGAGCCACTTGAGCTCTGCGGCGTAGTCGAAGCTCACCGGCAGGAACCTGTCCTAACCGCCTTGGCGTGATTGCGGATTCGGTGCGCTCCCCAGAACACGGCCAAGGAGGCGGGTAGGAAGATGATGACTGGCAGGAACACCCGCCAGCCTCCCATCACGTCCTGCAGCACGATCTCGATGATGGACAAGATGTAGACCACAACGGCCCCGAACGTAGCGAGCGCCCAGTACTGCTGCTCGGGGTAGATGTGGACTGCGCTGCACTTGCGGGTGTAGATGATGTCGAGCACACCGAAGTACAGCATGATGATGAACAGGCCCGAAGCCCACGCGAAATAGAACGCCCGAAAGACGTCGTAGATCGTCTCACTGTTCACGGCTGGAAAGAACCCTTCCTTCGATTGCCTGCGGCGCCTGTCCGGCACCACCCATCTCAGCGAGAAGGTTGCCGACCATGTCAGGCGTGATGTCCTTGCGGTCGATCCCCCTCCGCTCAAGCTCTCGCACGATGCCGCCCAGCACCTGATTGGGGGTCGCCGCCTGCACCGCTGCCGCGCTGCCGCCGCCGACGTTGACCTGCACCTGCGGGCCGGCCAGTGACGGGTCAACCAGCTTAGCGAGCTTTACGCCGTTGGTGAAGAGCTGGTTGGCGATCTTTGTGACCTCAGGATCGAGCTCGCCGTAGAGCTGCTCCTCGGCAACTCCCTTGTCGAGGCGGCGCGCCTGCAGCTGCAGCAGGGTGCCGAGGCCCTCGATGATCTGCTCCGAGTCACGGGTCTTGAAGTGCGATGCGAGGCTTGCGGGTTCCGAACCGGGCACTGAACACACGCTCCCTTGGCGGTAGAACTTGCAGTTGTTCTGCAGACTGCAGGAGTCGCAGTTGATCTTGTCGTTGGGCTGGGCCACCATCGGCTTCGTGAAGGGCGAACCCGACTTGACCTCCAGCGGGACGCTCTTGGGACTCTTGGTGTCCACCAGCGTCTGGTGGTTCGCTTGGCTGATGAAGGCGACGTTCTCCATGAAGTTGTCTGCCGCCCACATGGCCGACTTGATGTTGTAGATGCACCGATTGCGAGGCTCGCGCGTCAGGTCAACCGGCTTCATGCCGAGGATGGTCACCCACTGAGGGACCGACACAGTCTTCTCGGCGATCATCTCCTTGCCCGAGGGCAGCGTGACCTTGCCCTTCCCCGCGTTCGTGCGAGGGTCCACGTCACTGGCACCGAAGCCCATGCCGAAGCTGATGCGCCAGCTGTAGAGGCCGTGAATGTGCAGGACGCACTCGGGGTAATCCTCCTGCAGCTCCTTGAGCTTGCGAACGAGGGCACGACCGGGCGGGCGGGAGGTGTTCGGGATGCCCATGACGATGACTCGGTGAACCTGGCCGGCGACGGGCCGCTCATCGAGGTTGACGGTGGGGTCGTTGCAGGCGTCGGCGTCCTCGCCGAGGGGATACTGCATCATCTCTTCCAGCAGCGCGAGGTCTTCCACCTCGGCGTCCCACGTCGGATACACTCCGACGGGAGTCGTGCCGGACTCGTGCGTGTACTCGGCGGTGCCCTGCTCGCCGATCAGGAGGATGCGCCACGGCTTGCCGCTGAAGTATGCCTCGGCGTGCTTCAGCGGGTCGATGCGCCTCTTGAGGCAGCTGCCCCGGTCCCACGCGATTCGAGGCACGCCAACCTCCGCCAACTCCCTGATGTAGTTATGCGGATTTCTGAACCATACTTCGGTCACGCGGGCTCCTCCTATCGGGCGTGATGGAGCACGGTAGCACGCCGTCCCTATGGGGCGGCAAGCAGCGCGGCGATCCCATGCTAGGACTACGACTGACTCTTGCGCCAGCGCTCTGGCTTCGTACCGTCTACCCCCGATAGTTCCGGCGGGGCGGTGGTTGACAACATGTACCCACTACCTCTAGGATGGAACCTCCTGGCCTAACCCTACTCCTCGCATCTCGGAGGTCTTCCCTTGAACGACGAGCTCGCTATGCTCTTCGCCAAAAACTTCATCCAGCGGCGCGATGTCAAGGCGGTGCAGTTCGCTAACGGCAACTGGTCGCCCGATCGCGAGTTGCGTTCGCTGGATGCTGCCGGACCCATCGGGTTCCAGATGCACCACCTGCATCAGCATCTGACCAGTGAGGCCACCTACGGCCACTACCTGCTGGACGCCGACGACCAGTGCCGCATGTTCGCCTTCGACATCGACCTGCGCAAGACTGGCACCTACGTCCCCATGACTCCCTACATCGACGGCATGGACGAGGCCGAGTGGGAGGCGCAGAACGCTGCGGTCGCGCTGGGGGACCCCTCTGTGGCCGCGGACACGTCGCTGCGCGACGCTTGGACGGACCGCGCGCATCCTGCGCGCACCTGGCTCAAGATGCAGATGGGGATGCTGGCCCGCAAGTTCACGTCGGCGATCCAGAAGGAGACGGGGCTGCCCACGGCGGCAGCCTACTCGGGCTCCAAGGGCGTTCACGTCTACGGCTTCACCGGCCCGATGCAGGCAGCACAGGTCCGCGCCGCTGCCCATTACGTGATCGAGTCGATGGACGAGTGGGAACTGGAGCGCGGCCAGAGTCAGTAC